GCGAATACCTTGCGGGCCAGTGTCACCTTTGTCCCCCTTGTCGCCCTTCTCGCCGCGGGCACCAGTGTTGCCACGAGGCCCTTGCGCACCGGGCACACCCTGCTCACCCTGTTTACCCTGCGGGCCTTGCGGCCCCGCCGGGCCGGGCACGCCTTGGTTCCCCTGCTTGCCCTGCAAGCCCTGCTTACCCTGTGGGCCTTGCGGCCCCATCGGGCCAGTGTCGCCCTTCTCGCCCTTGGCGACGCAACCCCACCGCACAAGGCAGGGGGATGAGCTGTCATAGATAAGCAACTGCCCGTCCACGGCATCGACCGGGACGGGGATATACATCACGCCTTCCGGCGGCACGGCACCGGGGGTTCTACAATCGAAATGTTTTGCCATCATTCATCTCCGCATGAAGCCAGTGAGAAATCTACCGAAGCCTGATCAATAAAATGGTCAACGCACATTGGCCCAAGGTCAATGTCAAACTCTGCCAGTATGCAGTATGGCGGCGGCGCGGGCGGCGGTGGCGGTGTGGAGAAGTCTACGTTGCAATCCTGCGCCCCGACAAGATATTCGGGGGGGATAACTTTCCCATCCGGCTTGATGGGGAATGGCTTGAGCACCGGGCCGGGCGGCAAGGGTTTGCAGGATGACCCGCACAAATCGTGCGGGTCGTAAGGAGGCACCTGCCTCGGCGTTACACGAATGACTCCCGTGTATCGACCGGGCGGTAAGTTGTGAATCCTATCGTCTATGCGGAAGACAACTGCACCGTCAGCGTCCAGCGTGAAGGCGGGGCAGATGAGGGCCGGGAAATCCGGCCTCCAGTTGGCGACATCCACGTTAGTACGCTTGCCGGGCCAGCACCCGGTAAGAATCCAAGGAGACCCGTTAGGCCCGCATTGATCCATCATGTCCCGCTGTCCGGGGAGGATGAGCAGTTGCAGACGCTGCCAGTCCGTAAGCTGCCGCCCCTCCCACGAGTCCCTTATCCGAAGGGCCAGACGGGTCATGTCTTGGGTAAGCCGAAGGATCATCTTGCACCCGCGTAGAAGTTAAGATTCGCAACGGCTTCATCGTAAATGGAACTCGTTTGATTTGCAAGCTCATCGAATGCAGAACGCAGTTCTTCCGAATCATCGGAGTTCAGCCAGATGGCTTTCGTCCTCTTGCCCATCTCGGAGTCCGCACGCTTTCTGGCGCGCAGTGCCGCATCGAGAACGAACCAGTCCTGAATCTTGTCTTCATCCCATCCGATGGATTCAAGCTGCGCCCGCTGGTAATCCATCCGTTTGTCCGGGTCGTTCTTGTAGCTGGTGTCCGTCATTTTTACCCCGGCCCGGCGCAGCTCCGCTTGGTATGCGTCAAGGGCACGGTAGAACAGCCGCTGGCTTGCGTTGTTGACGGTGCCGAACAGCATTGTCCCGCCAAGGGTGGAGAGGAACTCGCCCATCCGCTCGGATGCGGGCGGCTGTGCTCCATGCTTGCGCGGGGTGTCGCCCTCCAGCCAGCCTTTAATGAACCGGAATGGCCCCGTGGCGAAGCCCTCGATGATGGACTGAATCTGTTCGGGGGCAAGGTCTGGCCCGTGCATGTTGCGGTACAGGTACTTTGCCGCATCATGGTAGAACTTGGGCGTAGACGAAGAGCCTTGGTCTGCCATCGCCTTGGTGCCGCCACGTTCCGCCCACGTCAGCTTCTGCCCCGCCCAACCCGTGTTGGTAACGGATTCGGCAAAGGGGCTCAACAACTGCGGCATGAACGCCTGCGTGAAGAAAGCCATCGGGTTCTCGGTCATGGAGAACTCAGGCCAGTTGCCGGGCGACATATTCTTGACAAGGGTGTAGACCATCTCGAACCCGTAGTCGGCAGGGGCCATCAGCCCGCGCTCCACCCTGTCGGCACCAACCATCATCGTGGCGACAATCTGGGGGATGCCGTAGTCGAGCGGCAGTTTGATGTAGTCCCCGTCGCCAAGGCCAATGGGAATGCCGCGCTGAAGCTCTGACAAACTCATTGCGTCGAAGTAGCTGTTGCCGTTCTCGTCGGTGCCCATTGAATCCTTCATGATGGGAAGCAACATGGAGTAGGCCCCGGCAAGGCCAGCCACAGTGAGCATCCCCTTGCGGGTGGCGCGGTACACGCCGCGCTGATCCGGCACAAAGCCCATCGTCCGCATGATGTTTGCGGCACCCTGCATCGTCGGGATGATGAACGGGTAGAGGCATTGCAGAGCGGGCGTTGCCGTCCCGCGCTGGTAGAGGTTCATCATCTCAAGCGTAGCGTGCGCCGCGCTGTCCACGCTCAACCCGGCGTCACGCAGGGTGACGAACTGGTTGAAGCTGGCGATATTGTTGAAGTAATCGTTCCAACCATCCAGTACGGCAAGGGCTTGATCCTTGCGGTCGCCGAGCCCGTTCAGCATCTCGGCAAACTTCTTCCCCTTGGGGTCTTTCGGATTTGTCAGGTACTTACGAACAAACCCCGTGGGATTGTCCCGTGCCTCAATGACATCCGCAAGAGTGCGCCGGATTTCATTCTGCCCATGGGTGTACTGCTGGTGCAACCCCGCGCTCACGTATTCATTCCACAGCCGCCGGGCATCGGAGTCCGGTGCGGCAGTATCCCGCACCAGCGTATCCATAAGCATACGGGCGGCGCGGGGCGTGTTCGTGAGATAGTTCGATACGAGTGACGACCCGGTAATCATTGTTCCGTCAGGGCGGTAGTAGTCACGGGCCAGCATCCCCGTTGACCGCATCATGAGGTCGCGCCCGCAGTTGATGAAAGCAAAGGTAGGACGGAACCGGGTGAACAACTGCCCGGTGCGGCTTGTCCAGCGGGCGACGCCTTTGCCGAACGAGGTGGCGTGCTTTGGTGCCGCAACAAGGGCGTCGTTCAACTGCATACCCGTAAGGCCCGTCTTGGGGTCTTTCCAGTTCGGGTCGAACGTAACCAGCATCTTGGTGGAGCCGATGGGTTCCCCGGTCTGTGGGTCGAACTGGCTAGGGATGTCGGCAATGAGGCACCCGCGTTCTTCCAAGTTCTCTGCCCATCGGCGGATTTGCGGTTCTCCGTTCATCTTCCACTGCTTCAACTGAGCCACGTTGAACATCAACAGCCCGTTGTTCTTCCCGGATACTTCCGCATCCTTTGCTGCGGCTGCCATGCGCAGGGTGAAGTCCTGCATCCCGATCTCGTTGGCTGCACGGCGGGCGTAGTTCAGCACGGTGAAATAAGCACTGTCGGGCTTGTTGATGCGCCCTTTGATTTCACCGTAGGTTCCGGGGCTGTACAGCGCCGCGTCGTTGACGGCACCCGTGATGTTGTCGAACTTGGTTTTGACCGGGAGGTGGTACTGGAAATCCGGGAACGACCGCAGGACTTCGGGCGATACCAGCCCGGCCTGCACACGCGCCTCAAGAATCCCGCGATACCCGCGCTCCCGAAAGTCCGCAGTCCATGCTTCAATCTCTTCCTTCGTGAACCCCATGTCCAGAATGCGCTGCTGCAACTGCTGCGCTTCGGCATTGGTATACCCGCCGGAGATCAAATCCCGTTTCGGGTTGGGGTTGTTCAGGTTGGCGGAGAGGTTCTCGATCTTGTGTTGCAATTGTGCAATACGGACTTTGGATTCGTCCCCCCTGTTCCGCAGCCGTTCCGCCGCAATCTCTCCCTGCCAGCGATCCAGAAGGAGCTGGTTGATTTCCGGCATCATCTGGCAGTTGGCGTAGTCTCCGAAGATGGTGGCGACTTCATCGACAGTGTACCCGGTGCGTTGCGCAATGGGCTTGAGC